TATGAAATAGCCATTTATATCTATGGAACCATCTATATTTATACCCTCCGTTGTAGTATTACCAGCAAGTGTAACGTCTTCTAATGTGAGATGTGGTATATCATCTATTCGCTTGTAGTATTTTCGATGAGACCTATCATCTGTGCTACACGGCATCTTGTAATTACACTACAATTTTATCAGACACTCTCCTCGCGAAAATACATCGGGTTCCTCCTCTTTCATCTTAGGCATTTTGAAACCACCCTGTTTGTACACGCGAAGACGTTTGTTATACATAGCGTGACACACAGACCATTGATCGAATATGTCATATATGTTTGGGTTGTTCTTTTTACCTTTGGTCTCGCGCATGACACGCCCAATGGATTGAACTATATCCGATTTGGGTGTTGCGAGAATGACTGTGTCGAGAGAAGGTATATCCAAGCCCTCGTGTGCCTGACTAAATGTCGCGCATATGATCTGTTTTGTACTCGATGCAGTGAGGTCAGCCTCCTTCATACCTCCCATGTATAACCCAGATGTCTTGGGGAAACATTCGTGTAAAAACATACAGTGATGTCGCCTGTCGCTCAATACGAGTATCTGTCGTGTACTTTTAGCGATTCTTTTGATGAGATTGACGAGCATCGTATTACGTTCGCGCATCTCCGTGAGTTCTGTAATCATGGTTGACAGTGACAATTTACCGAAACGCGTACATGGGGGTGGGTCTCTGAATCGCGCACACTCAAACTCTATAGGAAACACTTCGACCTGTTGTTGATTCTCTCTTTCTACTGCAAAAAATGTGGGACCCATAAACCAGTGAAGCACTTTCGTGAGTCCATCTTTTCTATTCGGTGTCGCCGATAAACCAAATATGTGTTTGGGACACATCTTAAACAGAGATTGACTAAACACCTTGGCGCATATGTGATGTGCTTCGTCGACTATCAGTGTACCCACGCTATCGAAATCACCGAATGAATATTCTTTGAGTGAGAGCGATTGTAACATGGCGATGACGAAATCGCAATCGACATCCTTTTTGTTTTGTTGAACTCGACCTATGGTGGCACCCGGACAAAACTGTTTGATTCGTTCCTCCCATTGATTCGCGAGGAATTCCTTGTGCACGACAATCATAGTTCTGTATCCTAGTTTACACGCGATGGCTAACGAAACGGTGGTCTTACCATACCCACACGGAAGGCTGAGGACTCCATGACCTGCATCAATAGCCGCAGCAAGTGCGGCGTTCTGATGGGTGGCGTCTCGGAGCGTTCCATTGAAGCGTATATTGATTCGAACGGGTTCTGGTCTTTTGTCGTCATGAGGTTCCCCCATTTTACTAACTCCATAGTATCTTGGAACGCAGATTCCGTTCTTAGTTGGTCTAAATACCTTAAAAGGTGGTGGAGGGAATCCGAAGTCATCGTTTACTACGGCTCTTACCGTGAGCTCCTTTTTTATTTCGGGTGGAGGACTATTAATTATGTATCCACTCCTTGTGAGCATACTACTGTATTAAAGATTGGAAACTTTAATAGAGTACATACGAGATGCCAAAGTTGAACGTTGAAGAAAACATTAAGAAGATCCAAGAAGCCATCGAGGCGACTTACCAAGAGCTTCACAGGCTTCAGGGAAGTCTCCGCGTGTTTTTGGGATTCAAGGAGAACGGTTTGGAAGAGATTGATATTCCAGAGAAGAAGGAAGAGGAAAAGGAGGTGTCTGAATCGTCTTAATGACCCAGGCATATCCACTATGATTTGCGACGTTCCACGCGCCACTAAAATTTGCTAATATTTTGACTTTGTCACCCTTAGCTAGAGATTGCACGGGTGTGTCACCTTCGACGGTACACATCACGCGTCTGTATCTGAATGGTACTTTGATTGTTAAAACATTTCCCTCGAGTGGGTCGTCGACTTTTTGTTTGTTCATGATGAATTTAGATTTACTGTCTTGAAGTCCATGTATGTAATCACGTGTTCTATCATTCACTATCACACGCATGTACTTTTTATCGTTATATTCGTACATGGGTTCATACACTTCACAATCCATATGAATCATGATTTCCTGGTATATATAGTTATTAGAATTAAAGCTATAAGTACGAATAGCACGAGTGTGACTCGTATAGGTTGTAAAGGCCCCCTCGTGTCAAATTCTTGCTTACAGAATGACCGACCAACCTCTACCGCAGCTTCTATGCTCGAGTAAGGTGTGTTTCTAGGAGACATCATGCCACACAACGCTACGTGTTTACTTTTACCGAAGAAAGGTACTTGTCCATGCAAACTCAAAACACCCGATGATTGTTCAAACTTCCATGTATTCTCTTTCCATTCGGCACCCCACCCGATTCTCGCATGTGTTGGTTCGGGGAGATTGAGTTCTCGTATGACTTCCGCTTTGAGTGTGTCTGGATTCATGGCTAACACTTCATCCGTGAGGTCACATATCACACACGAGATAGTCTTACCGTCGGACAATACCACGGGTTGAAGTGTGTGCACCGTATTCATACCGACCTCGAGGTCGGATGGTATCGTGACTGGTTCGTCGTAGTCGAGTAACACATTAATACACCCGTATGTACTTGGACCTATCTTCTTTGTCGCATCCGGACCCCAATTGTCACCGATGAGCCCAAGTGCTTTACTGTTATCCACACATAACACGAGGAGACCATCGTTTATTTTGACACCATCCGTGAAAGTCGCGACGTATCCATCTTCAGGATATTCAACTGTGTCTAATTGTGTATTAAACATGAACGTCACACCCTTTTCTAAGAGCGCAGTCTGCATGGCGTCACACATGACTTTACCGGAAACACGTTGAGTGTATTGTTTAGAGAGTCCCACGTGATCGAAGTTATTCACGAACTCGTATGCCGACATGGTTTCCCAATCTACACCGTCCATGATAAACGTGAGTGTGCGTATGAGTCGTTCACCCGATTCCGTGAGAGACCCAATGGCGTCTTTGAGTGATATGGATTTGTATCTCGATTGTCTCGCGAGGACTTTACCCGCGAGTGCTGTGAGTGCGAGATAATCTTGTATACCGAGACTTTTAAATATAGTTTTGTAAACATCCGTCTTCGCGGGTTGAAACATGTCGTCCCATTTGATTCCCATTTCCCTGAAGAGACTGTCTGTGTTTACGAATGCGTTATCAAACACGATTCTGTGTGCGTGTAAATCACGGGTCTCTGTTTCTGGTTCCCACCACGAACCACCCGCCGATGGTTTGCGATCATATATGATGACCTCGTGGTTCGTGGATCTGAGAAGTTCCCAAGCGATAGACATGCCTGTGGGTCCGGCACCCACGATGTGGACTCGCATTTATAATAGGGTACCAAAAATATTACGCCGGAAGATACAACACGTTCCGCGTGAGTTGATAGAAAATCATGAGACACACCGTCAACACGGTTTGGAAATCGAGGTACGGCATGGATGTGAATAGGAGAAACACGTTTAGTATGATGTGCATGGGAAATGGTTTCTCTGGTCCGTACTTCGTGTAGAACCCATACGTCGCACCCGCCGAAAGTATGATGGCGTTCACAGCGGTGGCGTAGGATGGACTGTATAGGAACCACGCGGTATACAGGAGTGAAACGTAAGATATGAATATAGATCTCCTGAAAAGCTCTCTCACGCTGTCGACTATTAACATGGGTTTTTTCTCTATCAGTTTGGACTCCCAATGTGGACCAAGGATCAAGTAGGAAACATACAGGACTAAGAAAATGTACCACATGTTTACTATCATCGTAGAAAAAAATATAAAATCTTAAATTATGTAGGAACATAGGTAACGTCAAACCTAAAGACGGGGATAGTCGCGAAGTAACACCATGTTTTTTCAATTTTAAAAACACAAAAAACTTTTTTTATTTTTTTCGATCCTTTTCAAAGAAGAAAGCATTCAAAAAAATAATTTTTTTTATTTTTAATTTTGGGACGGAGTAAAATGCATATAGGTAATAAATAGACATACACTCTATATAACCCCGTAAATTGGTTTGATACAGGTATACCAAATTTTAATATTCTAAGTATTTTGGTACTTTTTCAATTTTAAAAACACAAAAAACTTTTTTTATTTTTTTCTTTTCTTTTCAAAGAAGAAAGCATTCAAAAAAATAATTTTTTTTTATTTTTAATTTTCTAGAATGACGAGATTTTTCAGTGTTGGTAAGAATTAGATATGACTTAAAGATTTACCACAAACCATGTATAAATGGAGTCTATAATGAAAACTGTTGTACCCGGTCACAGAGGTGTCATCGTGGGAAGCAGAGAAGACATGATACGGAGAACAGTGGCACAGAGTCAAGTGAAACTTACAACCAAGCGTGTATGGGATCCAAATCGCATGATGTACAAAACGTTACATTACACACCAGATGGATCATTATATAACGCCATGATGTTAAAGAATAAAATGTCTCAACATACTAAGGATGCTGACATGTGCGTCAATAAAGATACCTTCACCCGTGAAACAGAAACAGAAACATAAAACGTGGAAGTTTGCGGCTGAATTCCTATGGAAGAAGAATTTTGTAAAAAATCAATCTGAACTTGGTGTCTGGACTCGGGATCAACTCATAGAACTCGGACCAACCTTTGTAAAGCTAGGTCAAATCGTATCAACGCGCGCAGACCTTTACCCTGTAGAGTTTACACGAGAGCTCGAATCTTTACAGGATAATGTCCCACCAATAGATGAGGGATGTGTAAAAGATGTTGTAAACACCAATAATGTATTTTCAGAGTTTAATTACACACCGTTCAAATCTGCGAGTATAGGTCAGGTACACATGGCGCGTTTACTTGATGGTAGAGAGGTTGTGGTAAAAATAAAGAGACCCGCCATATACGACATAATGAAAAATGACACAGATAACATAGTCGATGTCGTTAATTTTTTAGAGCGGGTGGGTATAGATACAGGTGCAACTTCCGGTCAAGTGTTGCACGAATCCATAGACTATCTCTTATCTGAATCCGACTACGAAAAAGAGATGCACAACGCCAAACGCATGCGAAAAGCGTTTAAAGGTGTCAAGTGGGTCAAAATACCTAAAGTATATGAATCGTTCTCGACGCGCGACATGATAGTGATGGAGTATGTAAAGTCGGATAAACTCACTGAATTAGCCGATGAAAATATAAACTCAAAGAAAATATGTGAAGCGCTGATCACGTCATATGTGATTCAAACCATGGATAAGGGTCTTTTTCATGCAGACCCACATCCAGGAAACTTAGGTTTTTCGGAAAAGGGTAAGCTCGTATTTTATGATTTCGGACTCGTCATAGATATATCCGATGAATTAAAACTTGGGTTTCAAGAACTATTTAAATGTATAATAAATAGAGATACAAAGGGTATAGTAGACACACTCATACGACTAAACATAATAGTTCCAACGACCACGGATACGGGTGACATAGAGGTATTCTTCAAAACGACGCTAAACTATCTCGAAACATTAGATGCGAATGCATTTAAAAATGATATATTGGATGACGAAATACTCATGTCTCTCGCAGATAAAAAGCCGTTTTTGATACCAACATCATTCGTGTATCTCGCAAAGGCATTTTCAACTGTTGAAGGGACATGTATAAAACTCGACGAAAATTTCAATTATTATGAATACTTAGAACCGATGATAAAGGAACAATTCATAGAATCGTTTGATATACAAGAAGCGCTGTCCACATCAATGGAAATGCCGTCGCGTATACGAAACATAAGTACAGCTGTTCTGGGTTTGGAGGAATCCAGAACATCTATGAAAAGGTCGTTAGAAAAGACGAGAAGAGAGATGCGATACACGCAATACAGTGTATTGACTGCGGTGCTCGCTGGAAATATGATAGAACACTTACCTTCATTTACGTTGTTGTCTGTGCTTAGTGCATGGTTTGCGTTTACTTCCTATAAAAATCGATAGAAACCTCTTCTTTCTTTGGTTTCTTTTCCTCCTCGAAAAAAGCTTTGTGGCTTTCCAAAATCTCACGGGATCGAGTCTTCTCACCTTCTGCGATTTCGGAAAGACGCTCACGAATAGTGACAAAATCGTCTGCGCGCTGTTTCTTCATCTTTTTTCCGTACTTCTTGAACTTCTTTCGGATGGCGGTTATATTGGCTTGGGTAGAGGCAATCGATAGCATGTTAATATACCATTACAAATTAATATTTAATCTTTTTAATTTTTCTTCAAACTCACGCTGTTCGCCGGGTGATTTAATTTTTTCACCCGTGGCGATGGCTCTGATTTCCGGACCAGTTAAGTGCATGGCATTTGTACGGAAATCTCTGAATGCCTCCATCGTGACCGGGGCGAGAGGTTCGACGAGTTCGTAGATAGCGTTCGCATATTCTCTGATTTCCATCTGTGCGTGTTCATCCATACGAAGGTGGAGATAGTGCATGAGATTATGAAGATTAATCTTCCAATAAAATTCTGTATATGTTGACTGTGGAAGATTACCTCTCGCTTGTTCCCTGCAAGCACCTCTATCGAGGAGATCCTGATACAATTCAAAAGATTCGTTCAGTTTTTCGGATACTTTTCCGCTTAATTCATCGCCCACGTCTACCACACCTTCTGAACCTTGGTTGTTTACTTTGGATTGCCCTCGTAAAACGTCTGGTTCATAGTACTGCTTCGGTACGACTGAATATCTTGCGGAGAGTTCGTTGATACTAGCCATGCGGTGCCGCATGTGCTGTCGAGCAATGTAGATGGGCATTTTGATGTGAAACTTGAACTCCACCATTTCGAATGGTGTGGTGTGCCAGTGTCTAAGGAGATATCGAATAAGTCCTCGATCTCCTCGTGAGGTTTTAGTCCCATCTCCATACGAGACTCGGGCGGATTGTACGATGGACGCATCCAAATCTTCCCGAGGTATGTGGTCCACGAGGCGAACAAACCCGTGATCCAAGACATCTTTCCGCATGTTATTCTAAATATGTATTCAATTCCTTAAGTAAAGTGATTAGATATTACGCTACCTAAGTCATACACGCGAGTATCAAATTTTTAAGTATCAAATGGCAGCAACCATATTCGATAAATTGGTGGCGTCGATTGACATTTCCGCCAAAAAGGTGAGTGTATGGAATGGTTCGCCACTCGAAGGTATTCGTAAAATGAGTGCTGATGCGATCGGATTTGAGGGCGAGGCGCTCCTATTCAACCTCTGTAAAAAGTATGGCATAGACGTTGAATGGGATGGAAACAAAAACATTTCAAAGAAGGGTTCAGATAAGTCATATGATATGTTAATATGTGGTAGAACAGTCGAGGTGAAGACGGCTCGAATGGGTGAGAGTTTCGCGTTCCAACATGAATCTTTACGAAACGAGAATTCCCCGGATTTCTGGGTCTTTATTGATATTTCGCCACATGACACATACTTTACTGTCATTGACTCGTATAATCTCGCGAGTAAGCATCCCATATTAGAGCGCACGGCACATTCTAGGAAGAAAACCAATGATGTATACAAACTTGATACTAGTGTGTGTGTACTTAACAGGGGTATTAATTCGGAAATAACGTTGAGAATCGCGCACGGTGATTCAGATGATGCATTTGGGTCTTGGCTTCGTCGGCGTATTCAACCGTTATCCGTCATCGAAGAAATTGATGAATTATCGACGCTCTTAGATTCAAAGCTGAGTTTGTTGACTTGAAACTTTCTTTAGACCATTCGATCTGCTTAGCTTTCTTAATTAAATATTCAGCATTATTTTTAAAAAATATTCCGTACCCCTTTTTACCTGGTAATTCATCGAAGGTGTCATACGTTTTCATATTGTTTTCACCGAAGCATGTAGATGGTAGGTACACATGACATTTTCCTATCATTTTTACATTTCTTCTAGATGATACAGTGCCTCCATCTGATATAGAGTATACACACACATCTTCGTTGTCCACCTTTCTTATTTCAAATTCATCATTGTTTGTGTGTTTAGACCACACTTGAAAAACGCCGTTTATTTTAGTTTCATTTCCATTGGGCATGTGAAACATCCCACTCAATTTTTCGCTATGAATGAGGTTATACCCTTGTACTCGTTTTCTAGGTGACCCCCTACCATCACTTTCAAATAACTGTGGTAATATGAAAGCTACGTAATCCGCAAACGCATGTGAGTGATTTATGAAATTTAGTGCCATATGCCCCCTTAATCCAAACGGTGGATTTCCAATGACCACATACTTCAAAGATGTATCTGGTGGAGTCCAATCTAGGAAATCTAATTTGGATACACCATCACATCTTGGTTCTATGTCTATACCTATCTTTTTATGCGACAATGCATTGAAAAAACTCCCGTCTCCCGCGGATGGTTCTATGAACGTGTATTCATCTGGATTTACACCCGTGACGTGGAAGAATGTATCTATACATTTTTTTGCCATACCTTGTGGAGTAAAAAATTGATCCTTCGATTTATGTGTATACTCACTGTAATCTATATTCTTCCCGAGTATTTTGAGTAAATCAAATTCATAATTGGATGGAACATCTTTTAACAGAATCCATCTATTTACCGTACCGGACACTATATTTAGTTTCTTAGCTATCTCAGACACACTATGTGATTCCAGACATTCCTCTAGTAGCTCAAATGACATCTACATTTTAAACATTTTATATCCTTAAACTTTTTAATTCCATGACATTCTTTCTCTCAGGCGTCTTATTAAATACGGGGTAAGTTCTACTAGGTTTCCAAACGGAACATATCTGTAATCGACGCCTATATTTTTACCCATTCCTAAAAGTTGTGCCGTCACGTATTGTTCCTTATCAAACCTCGTCGCGTAACGAAGAGAACGCTCATTGTGTGTTGCGAGTATCGTGTGTACATGTGGACACACAAGGGAGTGTGTCATCGCCTTCGCATACTCATTATCAACGGCAGCTTTGTCCGAAAAGAGGTCTTTTTGTTTTCTCAAGTACGCACCACGCACGAGCTTTGCACCGAGCATGACACCGTCTTTGTGTGTGTCATTCATGTCACACATAAGTTCTTGCATCGCACTAGTTCTATACATCTGGTACGTCTTGTACACATGAACATCCGTTTGTGTGTTATGTTCCGCCATGAGATCATAACATATGTCTGGATACAAAACATCTTCTGCATCTATGCATACCTTGACACCATGCTGTTTCGCCGTTTTTATGATGGAGTGTGCGTAATCTTTTGCCTTAGACTTGGACTCCCTCGACCCGAAGCTCGTAAGTTTTATGGCACACATAGAATCCGGTGGGAGTGTTTTAATCACACTCTGTGTGGTGTACATGACATCGAGAGCGTCTTTTAATCTACAATTTTCCTTCGCGTAATCAACTATGACTTTCTCGCCTCGTCTGTGTAACATTTGAATTACACGTGGAAGTTCGGTGAATGTTGCTGCATACCTCAGCATTAATGGTTGATGACATTTTTTTATACCACTCCATTTCGCGTTTATATTTTTCTACGAGGTTTTGCATTCTTTCGCGAGTTCTTCTATGCATTTGTAGTATCTTTTTAAATCTTTCATAAAGCGCTTATTTTTCTCGAGACACTCACACTCAGGTTTATTAAGATAAATCCATGCGAGATTTGATTTAGAATATCGCGTTTCTTTTTGATTTTGATTAGGCTTTCTCGCCACAAGTTTTTTATTTTTTATGGTTTTCTTGAGTGGTTCTATGCGTTTCGTGAAACTAATGGCTTGCATCACTGTGTCCGCGAGGTCATCTTTCTTTTTTGATTCTTTAAATATTGGAAGCCAATGGTTATTTATGGGATTATTGTTTAAAAATGCTTCACATCGTTCGATGGATACCTTTTTACGTTTGAGATACTGTGCCTTACCCGGTCCACATACATCTGGAATCTTGAACTTCGCATCGTAGATGATAGTTTCTGAATTAGGTGATTTTATGACAAAGTACGCATGTAGGAAATTTTCTACCATTTTCATTTTCTTATTTCTATCCGGTTGCTTCTCTATGAGTATTACGTTTGAATCAAGTACCCATGGGCGATCATCCAAGTGTTTTCTCATGGATACAAACAATCCATCCTTGTGTTCAGGTGGAACCCCGGAAACATCCCAGTTCACGACCAGATTCGATGTTTCATCAAATTGACATACGGCTAAATTCCGTATACCTACATCTATGCTTAAAATCATTAATTTAAAGAAAATTTATTTCTTTATCTATATAAATGAAGAATAGTTGGATTAACACCACAGCTGTAATTGTATCCATATTGGTGGTCATGTACTGGCTGTACACGATTCGCCGTGAAAAAATGGAGGGACAGGATTCGAAAGCTGTGAAGTATATCAAGGAGGCTTCTCCAGAAAAGTTTATTAATCCATTCATCGTATACGGTATGGCGAAAGAGTTGACCGATGATGACGAAAAACTCGCGAAGATCATCCCACTCGTGAAATCGGGTGATCGAGAAGCATTGATCGCGTATTTAGAATCTTTGTAAATTTTTGTTTTTAGTGGTCACAGTACACCACAGAGAACAAAAAGGAAATTAACGTCGTCGCATAGATGGCATTTTCATACCAGAAAAGTTGGCAGTTTTGAGTTTGTTCTGTCCAGCGGGGGACATACCCATCATAACCATGGCGATGATTAGCATGATACACGATAGCACAGCGCCAATGATCGCATACTTCATGGGGCCGGTCATAGCACCAACCACACCCGACACGGCTTCACCAGCCGATTCGATGACTTCCGCAGCACCACCAGCCTTGGAAGCGGCTGTGGCTTCACCTTTGGTTATGATTTCGCTCGCCAATTTGTTGGTCGTCACAGCGGAAAGTAAGTTCTTCGCGACGGCTTGTGCCGCAAGATCGGCGGAGATGTTTTGTTTGAACGAGAGTGTTTCGCCGTTGAGACAGATAGCTTCACCGATATTAATCGTTTGTTCTTGAATATTAACAGCTTCGTTTATAGTCTTCGTGAGGTTGTTCGTTTCGAGATTCGTTTTAACTATATTTTCGATTTCTGAATTAATATTCTGGTTCACATTTTGTCTATCACCAAATTGCAGATTTCCCATCTGTGTTTGTTTATCGAGAGCAGCACTCGCCTGTGCCTGGAGTTCACTCACAATATCATTTTCGACGGATTGGAAACTTTCTGTAATTTGTTCTGTCGTTGCCATGAAACTTGATGTAATCTCTTGACTGGTATTTATGTTACACCCGACCGATCTCAATATATTAAGTTCCATACCCTGAATATTCTGCATCGTGTTTTCATTAATGGATTCGTTGTTTGTCACCGAATTATACATGATGTCATTCACTACACTCATGTTAAAATTTTGGTTGATGGTAGAACTTCCACCCCCACCCATCTTTTGTGTTGTACTGAGAAAAAAATAAAACTTAAAGACTAATGCTTCCTTTAATCTATGTGGTGTTGGTGGTGTTGTCACCCATTTGAGGGTGAAACCTTAAAACTTCCATATAAATATGACGATAAGCGAAGTAAATTTTACACGTGTGGTGGGTTCTGCTCGTGGAGTTGCATGAAAAGATATGCAATAGATAAATATGGAATTACACGTGGAGGTATCATATGTAGTAACATCATCATTATGCGAAAAAAGTTATACAATAAACTTGGCTCAATTACGATAGCACCTCTGCGTGAAAGACTCGATGTATTTGGTGGTGACCTCACCATAGAAGAATTTAGGAATAATAGCGTCGTAGACAAAGAAAAACCTAGAGAAATAGACACTAAACCTCACGAAGACCGGTTAATACCAATTATTTCAAACACAAAAAAGATGGATGAAATAAAGAGTGCTTCTGGTAAAAACGAGACGCTCAAATTGAAGAGAGATAAACCACTCAAAAGAAATCAAAATAATCTCGAATCAGCGCTTGGGCTCATCATTAAGCCCAAACCTTAAAAGACGACGCTGTTTATTCGTTGGTTTTGATTTGGGTATGTTTTTTGTAATCAAACTGTCGATCCAAGTCTCTCCATCGTATGCTTTCCAACGAATTCCATACTTTTCTATCACCTTGCGACACAACACACACGGAAGTGATACACCCTCACCATAACTGGTTTCTCGGTGTATCACTAACGTCCCAAACTTGCGTTTGACCCAGGCTGCAAATTGGTGACCTCGATTTCCTCGTTTGAAACACTCGCGTTTGAGTGTTTTTATCATTCGCCTTTCGGCGCAGCATATGCAATCACTTTCGAAAGTGGCGAAAATGACGTGTCGTGTAAGTCGTGACAACTGGATAGCACGGCATTATTACTTAATAATACATAGCTGATTCCTTTTAATAGAGTTACAATTGTCACACGAATGCCCTTCAAACACAAAACAACATGTGTCGCATTCATTTAAAACACTAATGTTTCTCTTCATGAGCTTATTTTCTGAATATAAAACTAAATCCCTGACTGTGTATATGCCATACATAACCATTGTTTCCAAGTTTGGAAATTTCATCCTATTTACCAAAACAACCACAACCTTTAGTTATCTTTAGCATAACTGAGAAGCTGTCGATCATGGGTGGAACCATTTTCTTGAGAACAACTTCAAGTTCGGAGTCTTCTTCACCTTCGTCGATTTCCTCTATCAAGGAGTAAATCAAGTCGAGGACGAGTTCCTTCTTTTCTGGACCTTTGAGTGTTTTGATGCTATTCACTTCCATCATCAAACTCGACACGATACCACAGATGTTTTCCTTGTTGACCCCAGTTTTCTTGTATCGCGCAGTCAATGTCTTGACACGTTCGGCGACCTTCTTCGCCTGTGGGGACTTGTTGTCATATCCATCGAGGATGGTTTCGGGTGCGGCGCTCATTTATGATGTATACAGAAATAAATTCTTTAACAATTGTAATGGATGCAGACGACATCATAGTATTCATTGCGACATCTCTTGGTTTACATCAATTGATACGCGAATTCACTGACGTGTACAACATGAATAAAGTTGGTAGTTACACACCTGAATATGTAATATCTGGTATAGCTACGAGTATGCTATGGGGAATTTATCAGTACAGAAATGGGTCTAAGTATTATGCTATGCATTCTCTAGTAGGTATGGTACTTGGTCTCTATACACTCATGCGGATTCGGCGCTTGACGGAAGACGAGCCTCAAATGTTGTTTCCGACGTAAGTTTCCCCGCAAATTGTAATATTTTACATTTTTCTTCGAACGTTAATCTTCCTGTCTTTTGCATCACATAAGACAGGAGCATTAAGATGATTTGAATTGAATCGACTACGTGCATCTATTTTTTACAAACTTTAAAAAGTAACAATTTTCCCTCATCGGAAATGTTCTGCATGAATTTCGCGTAGAACTGTTCAGCTGTGAGTTGTGTACCATCGAGGTACGTGATCTTGTTCGCAGATTTCCTGAAATTAGCGAGTGCGTCGTAATGTTCAGCGCACCAACGTTTTAATTTATCTATATGTGGTTTCGAACGACTAATAATTTCTTCTCTCACATCTTTACCCGCCGCCAATTGAATCTTGTACTCGATATAATCATCTATATCGATGAAATCACCCGCAGTTTTTTCTGGTGGTACAAACTGTGCATCGGATGCGACGGCGTCGATTAAGATTTGTTTAAGTTTTTCGAGTTCATACTTTTTAATATAAAATTCTTCTGTGCCCTCTACATTACCAGTTTTCTTTGCATCAAAGAAACCAAACGCAGCGACACCCGCTAACATCGATGACAGTATGCACATAAATATTACAAACTTGATTCTGTTATCCATCTAATATAAATATATATTAAAATTTAATACCAGTTGGTCCTGGGAGTGGTTTGTAACTCGACATTCTCATATTTGGTTGAGCTATCCCTCGCTTCAATGATGGCATCGTCACACCACGACGCTTCATCATGAGGTACATAGACAATAACAATAACAGTATGTGACCTATCAACGAAACTATCCCGAAGTTCCTAGCAGATTTATCGGCGGTGCTGCTGCATTCGCGAGTCATCGCAAGCGTCATTGAAGATGCAATGACACCGAAAATACCGAACAAGAGTGCGAATGCCGCGGCTTCGGATTTCACGATCTTAGTAATAAGGAGTGTGAGAATCATAGCGATAGCCGCAGTCATCGTGTGACTCAAGAACATTTTAAGGTTCTTCCATTTTTGAGAATTTTGGACTTGGTCACACTCGTTGAAGGTCTTAATTCCAACTGATGTGATCGCGATGTAGAACACACCCATGATGACGATCAAAAAGAGTGTACCATAAGACATTTCCATATCTTGCCCCGTTCTCGCGGCGAGGTTTGATAATTGTTGCATATCTAACTTAGATACAGCCATTTTATATCATGTACTGAGAAATTATTATGTATTATGATATTCACTGAACCTGACTGGAAAGGGCGATCGTCGAGTGGATATGGTAGAGTGCACGTGTTATGAAATAATTTTATTACATATAAATATATGAAGACTGGTGCGGTTCTAATTATATTACTGTGTATGTGTTCATTAATTATAGGTATAGGTGGTATAACAGCATTTAATGCAATGTCAAATACGAACGCACCAACAAGTAATGTAGTGGAACGCGTTCCAGAAGAGGTAGTAGATCCACTATCCGTTGTATTACCATCTGGTCTAAAAGCTTGTGATGTTAAAGGCGACTGGGAGCTTACTGGTGAATGTCACTCCAATGGAATGGGGATACATACCCAAACTATCATAGATAACACAGATAATGGAACTGGCTGTCCGGAGGGTATTGATAAAAAGATGATGAATTGCTGTTACGAGAAAGGTAACTGGTTAGATATGACATTTTGTACAGGTGGAAAGAAACGACAGAAGCAAACTATTGTAAATTGTCCAAGTCATAAGAAGACGCGTGAAGTGGAATGTACAAAGAAAACTACATGTGGTTCAAACGGTAAAAGAATACGCACTACAAACGATTTGAATGGAAATGAAGTCGCAACAGAAGAAGATTGTTGCTATATGTCAGAATGGCGAGATGTGGGTGGTTGTAAGGCGCGGGGTGGCGGGAAACAAACTCAGGAACGAGATACTATAAACTGTAAGAGTTATATACCTAAAACACGGGAGATTGATTGTTGTTATATAGGTGAGTGGGAAGACTCCGGTGCGTGTCAGGAAGGTGGCAAAATGAAACAGACGCGCTCCATTTACAATTGTCCGAATGAAAGCGTAAATGAACGAACAGTAGATTGTTTGTATACGTTTAAAAAATCAGTTGAAACGCCATACGGTCCAAACGGTGGACCAAAACAATATGGTAACGTTCATGATATTTCTTGTGATAAAGATAATCATAATGGTGCGCTCATGTCTTTTAAATTTACAAAGAACGAGGACGATAAAATTCGTAATGAGTACAAATGTTATATGAGTTCTACACAATTCAAAAATAAAAATAGAAAATCGACACCACATGGTGCATCTGGTTCGAGTTCAAGTGGTAGAAATGCTATGTGGGATGTTGATTCTCATCCAGTTGAATGTGGTAATAAATTTATAACTGGGTGGAAATTAAATCAGTGGAGTAATTCTATGAAAATGCTATATTCTTGTTCAAATATAGCAACTCCGGACGCAAGTAAGTGTGAAGAATTGATGTCAGACCATTTCGGTGAACCGCAGTACGCGGGTGATTGGACTAAAGCTGGTACTATTTCATGTCCAACAGATAAATTACTTACTAAATGGAAGTATAATCGTAGTGAGGGTAGAATTAGATATAGATGTTGCCCTAAACCATAAATTACAACTAGGCATAGAGTGCTGTCGTATGAGTTAACACGAAAAGAATGACTTAATCAAACGCTCCGAAACGCTAATGGGTATCCAATTGAATTTCTCGTCGTGAATTGTTTTATATTCATCTCTATCGGAATTGGAATGCTTCAGTGAATATCACATTTTGTGCAAAAATACGATTGAATTTTGCAAAAAGTGTGTGAGTTTACCATTATTTCCGGGTATCACGAAAGATGAACTTGAATTTACATTAAAGAGTCATAGAGATTTTCATCTTCTCTCAATTTAAGTACGCCATCCGTCCATCTATTATTATCTTTATCTACAGACTTTACGTGTAATAGAGCTATTTGTGGATATGGGGAAATACCGATAGTCGTTTTATATCCATATATGGTTTCGTGTATACTATTACCGTGCTTTATCCTAGAAGGTTCATTTTTGTAAACACGATCTAAATAATCCGGCCAATTTACCCAGTCGTATTCATTTACAGTGAATCCATGGTCTTTGTACCATTCGTCTGTCGCACCCAAGCATATATTTAATCGCGGAACTTTTATTAATTCGGCGTTTGTTTCCTTTATAATATTTTTTATGTTTTTTATAAGTTTTTCTTTTGGCATTTCATCTGGGTCTAGTACAAATATATAATCACCCGAACATTTACTCGTATGAAAATTGCGATGCGCGCTGAAATCATCATCAAAATCTCTCTCACATGTAACTATGTCATCTTTAAAGTGTTCCAATACACGTAAAACTTGTGGCGTTACATGAGCGGTGTCCACTAAAATATTAATTTCATCTTCAGTGTCCTTTGTTCTTTTTAAAAATGAAATGAGTGAATATAATTCCTTCGATTCGTTACATACGGTTATTGCATACGACAGTTTCATTATTAATATTAAAGAATATGACGTCTTTAAGTTAAATATGATACCAGACGTGATTCATAAAGTAATTATA